ACAATCAATAACGGATTGTCCCGTTGCTTCCATCCCGCCCAAGCCCACATCGCACTACCACCCGCACTGAGAACAATGTTCATCGGATAGATATTGTAGCTGGTTAATGCGATACCGACTAAGCAAAGACAAGTAGCAATCCATTTAAAGAGTAACATCGTTACGCCATTTATCAATAGTTAAATCTAACGCAGTGCCATCAAGCCATTCCCATGTTGCCATCTTGTTATCGCATATCACCACAATCGGTGCATACGCCATCGGAGGAACATCCCATGCTGCGTTGCGTAGCCACAGATAGCGTTCAGCGTTGTTAAATATCTCTTTGTTATCCTGAATCCTGCTAAAGACATCTTTATTAAGTTCACGCAATCGCTCTATTTCGTTACATAGATCAGTAATGATTTTACGGGTAACATTATAGTCGTCATGCTTTGCGTACTTCAATGCTTTTTCTAGTAAATCATCTTTCATATAGTTTCCTGTATCTCTAACATTCTGCCTGTTGATGGATTGTATAGTAAATCACCAGCACCGCCAGTGTAACCACTAAAGCGATTCTTTAAAACCCTAACATGAGTAGTGTTTCTTTCAATCATGTCAGTAGCCTGTCCGTTACGCTCTAGTCCGATCACAATGTCAGATAACTGTGCTATCGAGCCTGAGCCACGCAACTGAGCCAGCGATGTTGATGCACCTTCCTCGTGACCTTTGCTCTCAGGACGTTTCAGGTGCGACACACATAACAGACTAATCCCTGTTTCTTGCACCAACATCCGCAAGCGTGTCATGATAGCATCAAGAGCTTTTCGTTCATCGCCCACGTCACCCCCGCTAACAATGATACTAATGTGATCCAAGACCACGTAGCCACAGTTAAGTCCTTTTGCCATGTAACGGACACGATTAACAATGTTATCAAGACTACTACTTCCAAAATGATCAAACAGATAAAGGCGGTTAGTGCCAAGTGTTCTATCAAAGGCATCTTTTAACTCCTCCGGTGATACATCAACATCAGGTAAATGAATCGGTTTGTTCGCCGCTAGGGACATCAGCGATCTAGCCGTCTTACGCACACCCTCCTCCAAGAACATCATGCCGATATTGTCTTCGGTCTTGGATAGGATGTGCCATACGATCTCACGCAAGAACTGTGATTTACCTAAGCCTGATCCAGCCGTAATCATCACTAACTCGCCCTTACGAATGCCATAGGTTAATTTGTTGATACCAGCATAAGGATAATCTACTTCTGCTTTGTCAATCGGTTTAGACACCATCTCCCACAGCGTAGAGCCTTGGATAATGCCATCCGGTACATACTGCTCTGCTCTCCACCAATCGTCAACAAACTCCTTATCTGCCTTGATCTTGAGATAATCCGAAGCATCCTTTAAGCCTGTTCGCATCTTCATCATCTTGACTTTGCCACCGAATAACTCAGCAACAGACTGCATTGCTCTCTGTCCGGCTTCATCGCCATCAAACGACAAGACAATATTCTCAAAACTGTCAATGTATTCGTATTGTGCTTTGCAGTCCTTGAGTGCTGCCGATGCGCCATTACGGATTGAGATCACAGGATACTTAGCGCCCATCATCTGAAACGCTGATAGTGCGTCTAATTCACCCTCGCATATCGTTAAGAATCTACCGCCTTTAGGGAAACAGTTTTGACCGAATAGCATCGTAGAGCCAAACTCACCAGCAATCGAGAATGCTTTAGAGCTAACGAGCCTAATCTTAATAGCAGATAACACGCCATCATTATCAAAGTAAGGGTAATAATGCTTGTTAACATCTTGTTTAACTCCATATTTTAAGCAAACAGCCGAAGAAATATTACGATCAGCGATAGCACCAGCAGTAGCATTGTCATAGAATTCTAAATCCTTATTCATTGGTTTAATTTCTCTCTTGGTAATAACTCCATCGCCATCGGTGTAAGTATGACATACATGGCAATAAGTATGACCATCATCATGTAAAGCATTACCATCCGATGACCCACAATTCGGGCAAGCGATGTGCTTTAAGAATTTACTTGTTCTTTGTTTTGTCAGCATTTTTCTTTGGCTTCAATGACGTAGTTTGATCAGTTAGTTCTCTGTGATTCTCCATTAATTCATCCGATAGACTTTCAAGTTCTTGAGAATACCGCTTGACAGTATCCTGAATAAACCAGAATGTGCCACTGGATTGATTGTCAGAATCTGCTTCCGCTAGTGTTCCTAGCAACTCAACAAAACATTCTATCTTGCCTTGTAACTCATCAACTTTACAACTAAAATCATAGTAATCCATCTTGCTTCTCCTTTTGTTGTTTAACAATCCACTCTGCTTCAAGTTTCCATATTGCCATTCTTGGATCTTCTTCCTTGTATTCACAGTCCCCGTATGCACGAGTCCCACTAATACGATTTGCTTCTGTAATGCGTCCTACTAAATCACTTGGTTTCATCATCATTCTCCTAATGTATCGTATTTGTTACAATAACCCCACTTAATGTATCGTTTATGTTACATTACGCCCCCATTGATGATTACAATCCGGACACTTCCAAGCCACAGTTCTATCGACTTCCATATCATATAACCCGATAGCCCTACCCCATTGTCCTTGGGTTCTATCTGCGCCGTATGACTTAGCACTCTTATCTGCCTCTGCCTCCGAGCCAGTGGTCTCAAAGAAATGGTTCCATATCGAGCCACCATCTAAATCAGCGTTACAGTTTGGGCAATAGCCATGTTCATTTGACATCAATCACTCCTTGTATTCTAACCCTGTGTGGGTAATCCTTCTCAATCCAAAAGCACCGGTAAATCCCATCCTTAACGCTTAACCAAGCCTCATACCGATAATATTTACCTGAGTAGTCAATGCAATCATTATGTTCAAAATGCACCTGATTAGCAATCCAACCACATAAACAACCCAAAGCAAATACCCCAATAAAGATAAGGTCTTTCATGAATTCCTCTTAATCATCCAATCTAAAGCATCATGAAGAATACTAAATACAGGTGATTGTTCTGTCTTATTCTTCCATTGATACACCATCTTATCAGCAACATCCCATGTATTTTCTGCATGGTTCCATTTTGCTGATCTTTCACTATCTGTAATTAATTCCATACCCATTTTATTCATTTAGTCTCTCCCTGAGAGCAAGCGACATCAATAGCCTTGCTAATGGCTTGCCACTGACTGCGTGGCATTGTGATTGTGATGTCCTCATCTTCGGGTAATTCAATGCCGATATCCTTCGCACAATGCACGCAAACAAAGACATACCCGTCAGGTGCTTCTAGTTTCTCAATCATCATTATCCTCCATTACTGCTCTACCAACCAGCCTATTAACCTTATCAGCAATCGCCGTAGATAGATCGTCCATGACAGTATCATATCCATAATCGCCGATTAGATCGACAAAATCCATCATAATAAAGTGATATCTTGCTTCTTCGTTATGGTTTTGATTCATAAAACCCTCCTTGTAGTTTCGACAATATCACACATTCGTAATAAAAACAACGACATAAATACAACACAAAACTATTGACAAAATCATAAAAGTATGCTACCCTCACTATATAGTATTACGTTATAGTATGTTTTAACTATGTATATAACATAAGCATATACTAAGTTGTATTACGTTATAGGTCTTCATTGTTGGTATAGTCTTCATAGTCCCCATATTCGTCAAATATTTCATCTATCAATGGCGTATCCGCTTCGTGTAATAGGTCTTTACGATCTATTGTCGGAATCAGCACGTCTAAGCCTGTATAGCAATCTTGGCACATATCCAAATACTTGCCATCCAGTGTCTTTCGAGTGCTTTCGTAATCATTAAGCATTTTGTCGCATATTGTGCAGTGCATCATATCTCCATCAATTCGAGTTGAACATAGGTTAGCATACTAACCCATTACCTTGCCAAAATAGGCTATGTTTTTAGCCTGATTGTGGCGTTTATTTTACTGCTAGGCTACCTACCCCTTAACTACCCTAAGAAAACCCCGTATAGCCCCGTTTAAGAGGTTTTAGAGGTATTCCCAAGCATAACATAACATCACTCCAACAAGATGATACAAAACATAGGCTAAAATTATGTATGTCATGCACCAAAATAGTGCAGTTTTCATGGTTTATTCTCTTCCATTGGTTCAGAGTGTTTTTGGTTAAGTATCTCCATATAATCAGAGTACCAGCGATCATATTCGTTAACCCCGTACATTAGACTAAAATCGGGATCATCTAAACGCATAGACATAAATTCTAGGTAATAGTCAAATCTATCCATTTTTAATCCCTTTCATAGATAAAAGACAATGACATAAACAGCAGTTAAACAAGTGTATAAACATACTCCCGTGAGTAATAAAGATTTAAGCATCTGATACCTCCCTCTTAACCATGTAATTAAAATACGCCTCTGCTAAGTCTAATTGAGCTTTGCTAAAGCTGGCGATTGTTTTTGAGTGTGTGCCTACATTCTTCATAACATCAAATCCTGTCTTGCATTTTAAGACCCAATAAGAGCCTGATTCTTTAAGAATATCTGATTCTCTAAGCATGATTAGATCCATTCATGGCGGAAAGTTTTACCAGCACCACAGACACGCTTAATGTTATCCACCAAGTGAAAGCCCATGTCCATTCCACAGCCTTTAACAACTAAACCGCCTTTTTTGCCCTGTCTAATTCCTAATGCCTCGCTAACGAGCCAATCAAGATGAATGATGCGCCCTGCATCGATCATCTTAACGCTGATCTCCCTTTGCATCCCTGAACTAGATACATGGCGCAAAACTGTATAAATCGTATCTGCTTTGATGTCTGCAAGAATGTTTGACAGCTCTTGCTGTGCGTTGATGCTGTTTGCTTTTCTCATTTGTAATACCTCCAAGTTAGGATACTGCATTGTCAATGACACCCTTGCGAGTGTTTCGGGCATTAGCCCATCATCAGATTGACTGTAAAACTATTATATTGCTTTGTTAGTCAACGCCCAGAACGCTAGTGGTTTGCCATCATCACCCTCATAGCAATCAAAATGGGTCTGACCCTCATTGATACCATACAAAGCGCATTCAATCATAAATTCATAGGTTTTAAATATTGGCGATTTAGTATCTAGTACAGCCCAATAGTTTTCGTTTTCATGAAATTCCACAATTAACGTGCAAACAGTTTCACTAGTTTTCGCATCTTTAAAACAAAGGGTTTTATAGTTGTCATTCATGGTAATTCCTTTCAATTATCAGGATAAATACAAACATTAAACGATACTGCAAAAAACTTCACAGGCATTGTAATAGTAAATTGCATATTATCTCTAAAACCTTTACGAAATATTTCTTTATCTAATAACTCAAAAAAACATCTTTTGAATTGGTCAGCAATGCAATTATCCTCAGATGCATTCCAACCTAGCACTTCATCAATATACTGATAAAAGTCATAAGGCGCATCTGCAAACTCTAAACCCGCCTTTGGATCCCAATCAATTGGCGCAGTGCCGAGATCTATTACTGAGCCGATATTAGGCAATAAATCTATATCTATTAAGTGAGTCATATTAATCCCCTTTGTATTCTACAATAATGAATTCGCTATTTGGTTTGTATGCTTGATACTCTTTCAGATAATGCTCGGCTTTCTTTTTACTGCTTAAGTGGTCAATCGTGTAAAAACTCACGTCACCGCTTTCACGCATTTGAATCTTATAAGTAGTTTTCTGAGGCTTTGCAACCACATATTTAGCGCCAAGATAAGGCTTTGTAGAATCCCAATTACCTTTAGCGTTACGCTTTGCTACTAATTCATCATGTGACATTGTCATATTAATCCCTTTCTTATCTACTGTTAATAATTTAATGCTATTGGAAAACTACTCCACTTGATACCCATGTCTTCGAGTCTAGTTGCTGCAGAGCAATCTAAACTCATCAACATAGCGTCCCAAAACTCTGGGCTGTTTTTTTCACAGTGACTAGCATTATCCCAATCAACGCACTCATCTGTGATGTAAGACCAATAAGCACCAACAGGCCTAACTGTATTCCAAGCGGCATCAATCTGCGCCACTCTGTCGTAATACTGTTTTTCAGTTGCCATTTTGTTTCCCTTGTTTTGTTTAACTTACTTACTACTAAGCCCTAGTATGAGGGTTTGCAACACTTTTATCCAATGATATTTTTCTATCGGTTTGTTCCCGTGATAGCGTTTAACTATCAATTCACAGTTGGGCGATATAACCAAAAGTAATGATTCTCTCAGTCTTTATACTTAGGGTTTACCCTCGAAAACTGCGAACGCTAACCTGTTGATACTGACCCCTAACCTAGCGCTAAATCGTCGCTATGACCCTGTATTGCAGTTTAAACAGTATCTAAGGGTTTACCCGTAGGTGTTGATAGTGTCTGGCTATCAAGTGCCAATGTCGATAGGTTTAGACTATGACGGCAAGTGTCAACTTAGGTTTACTAGGTTGCACTATAAAGGTGCAACATAGCCCCTCATGCAACCCGATAGCTTTACTCTATTGTTAGCAGTCTAGTCAGTAGAGTGCTAATATGCGTATATGCGTATATATCGATATTGTTGTATAAAAACAACATAGGGGGGGAGGGTATGACTGTGTTGTGTAATGTTGTCGGAGCCGCTACTGTATATAAAACAGTAAAAAGCAAGTATACAAAATAGTAAAAAAGAACTATATTACACTGCAATGTAAGTACTTGATAATAAAGTATATTTATACGGAGTCTAAAGTAGACAATAAAGGGACAGAGTCGAACGCCTACGCATAATATAGTCAATGACGGAATCAGCGCACCGTAGGGACTATGTCGGATAGGTTGCGGAGACCAATCAAGACTATGAAGTCCCGCACAGGATGGACTAAGGTGTATGCTTAACAAAGTGCATTACCATAATCATTGTAATTTAAGTAAAAGTATGATATAGTTCGCAGTATAGTACTATGTCGGATGTTAGGGATATCCGATAGCGATATAGGATGATTAATATTCTTCTCCTATAGAAACCTCTCCGATAGCGTAAATCCTATATAGTACGCAACGTCTCCAAAAAAAGGATAAAGACTTGTTAAACGAATTAGAAGTAACAACTGATGTTGTCGAAAAGAAACAACGTCCTAAGATTGTTCGTCGTAAGTTAGGTCGTCCCCTAAAGAAGGACATCGAGGCGAAGAAGAAGGGTAACAGAGGTAAGGTCGGAAGACCTGCCGGAGACTCTGCACGAATTGCTGAATTCAAAGCAAGGTTGCTAGGCACTTCCGGAGATAAAATAATTGAAACACTTATCGCTAAAGCATTGAACCCTGACGATAAGGATAACATGGCGGCACTAAAGCTATGTGTCGATAGAATATTACCGGTGTCGGTATTCGATGCAGCAAAGAACGGTGGAACCACTCCACAGATCAGCATCAATATTACATCGCTAACACAACCAGAAATAACTGCTGATGTCGTGGACATGGGCGCTGTAGAGGAAGAAGATGACAACGCTTGACTTTAAGTTGTTGCGTTGGCAAACTGAAGTCTTTAAGGATACAACTCGCTTTAAAGTGATAGCAGCCGGGCGGCGGTGTGGCAAAAGCAGACTCGCTACCATGATGCTTATCATTAAGGCATTAGAAGCCCCTGAAGGGTCTGCAGTGCTGTATGTGTCCCCTACCCTAGGGCAGTCCAGACAAATCATCTGGGACAGCCTCCTAGAGATCGGTAGACCTGTTATTAAGTCTGCACACATTAACAATC